CAGTAAACTCATCTATCTGCAGACGCCTGTGTATTTCGTTCTTACCAGCTACACGAGAGCCTCTAGATCTATCAGAAGGACGCCAACGGCAACCCTTCATGTTCATCTGTTCAGCCAGTGATGGCCCAGTATCACCACGGTTATGCCATAAACTAGAATCCAGAACACCATATCGCATACCACCATCATTAGCTTCCGCTTCCAGTATCATATCAGCTAAATCAGAAGCTGTAACTTTAGAACAATAAAGCTCCCTGTAGACGATAAGCTGTTCGTCGGGAGCGACAGTAAACCATAAAACTCCTGTATAACTACCGTAGCCGTAGTCGCAAGCTCTAAACTTAACCCAGTTGTCTGGTATTTCAAAAGGGTCAATGACATGAAGGGATCTGTTAAACTCTGGGAAAGCTGCTCCTTCATTGACATCCCAATTACCCTCTAATAGTTGTTTTCTTTGATGCTCTGGTAAAGACAAAAGCATAGCTTCGTAGTCACCAGTATCGGCTAGGTATGGGTTGTCAAACAGACTAGCAGGTATAAACCTACGCTTAAACAGAGGTTGACCCTCTTTGCTGTGACCTCTAGGGAATGTAATAGTATCCCCTGTTTCTATGTTAGTTGCCCAGAAAGGCTTATTAGATGGTGCAGGATCAATAAACATCTTTTTAACCCAAGCATGACCACTACCACCTGGGTTTGTAGTAGCACGAATGTACAAGCCTAAGTCCGTACTGTGGGCAGATCTCAATCGACTCCTCATGTAATCAAACGCATAAGGGGTAGGCCACTGAGTTAGCTCGTCGAATCCGATCCAGTTAAACGCCTGACCTTGGTAACGAGTAACGTCCATATCTTTATCAAGATACGACATCCAGAGCCTACCACCTTTCGGAGTAGTCCACTGACTCTTACGCTCAGACCACTTAATGCCCGGAACAGCTTTAGGATAAAGCTCTTGGCTTTTTTGAATAAGCTCACGTAATTCCTCCGTAGTATGTCGTACAAGTAACCCACTGAAGTTTGGGTCATTTAAACCGTGTAAAGGGTCAGCAAGCATTGCGTAACTCTTACCGCCACCTGCTGCACCACCATATAGTACCTCACGCTCAGATGCGCTTAGAAAGTCTGTCTGAGGGCCGGGATTTGGCTTGAAAACTACGTCCTGTGCTGCCTCAACGTCAAACTCTGCCGCAACTACTTGCGCTGGCACAGTCTCTTTTGGTGGGACAACTACATCCTCACTCTTCTGAGTACGCGCCGACACGGCCTTTTTCGAGCCTCTCGATTTCGGATAACGCCGTTTCGAGCCGCTTGGCAAGGTTCCGTTTAATTGTAGCAGCTTTTTTACGTCTTCGCTCAATATCTATTCTCTGTCTAAGACCTGCATGTGATATGCTACGTCCAGTTTGTTTTGTGAGCCAATTAGCTACATCTCTGTAACTATACTGTTGAAGATGCCGCTTTGCAAGCTCTAAGGCTTCTAACTCAAGCGGTATAGGCTGTAACAAGTTTTCATTGTCAGGGTGTATCTCATAACCAAATGGCGGCTTCTTAGATAGCTTGGCTATAACGTGCCACTCTTTCTCTTTGCCGCGTTTTGGTTTAGGTAGCTCCCAATACTCTAAGTCTCTGCTTATGTGTTTTGGTCTGACTATTCGTTATTACCTTCTTTTGGTGGTAGATAAAAGACGCCACCTGTTGAGGTAACATCAACTTTATCTACTTTACCAAGTCCAGCACGATCAAGCAAGTCTTTAGCAGCACTCATTTTATCTTTTATACCAAGCTCTGTAGGGTCAGACAAAGCCTGTACCATAGCCATTGCAGCTTTAGGCGCTGTACGGGCGAAATAAGATCTTGTAGCTTCTCCAATTTCATCTTTAAGTGCCTCCACTATAATGCGAGTCGGTGTGCCGTTACTGTAACCTGCCAACTTCTTGGCAAGCACAACATCACCACCAGCATCATCGAAGAGTACTTCTAGAAACTTTTGTTGGTTTTCTGTGAGGTTTCTTGCCATATGAAGTTGTCCTTTATAGATAGGCTTGCCTTATAGTTTTATGAAGTTTTACTACAAAAGCAAGCTTTATTTTTATTTAAGCCTCTGTTAAGACCAGAACCTGTCTGCCTATCTGTATCACCAGATGATACGTGAGTAAAAACTGTAAGGCTAAGAATAACAGGAATGCTGTTTCTTAACCTCACTTATACTCACCGTATACACGGTTGTATATCTCACCACGAGAAATACCTATATCGTGTAGCTCTTTATTAGACATATTCTTTAAAACCCAGTAGTCTGCTCTACGCTGCTGGTGATTTTGAATACGTGTCAGTAAATTCTTAAACATTGCACTATCTCCTTTTTGCTGTGTGCATGGAGATAGTTATACTTATATGTTAGCGCTATAGTAGGTATATAATGTGCATACCCGTTACCCTACAGGCACAAAGGTTTCTGTAACTGTTAATATCGTATCTATATGCCCAGAACCTGTAGGGGTAACTCTGATTTGATCGTTAGGCTGTAGTACTAAATCTATCTGATTGAAGCTTATGTATTCACCCCCACCTAGAGATTTAGCACTTAAAAATCTAGAAACATAGGTATCTGCTGCTACATACCAACCTACTTCTACTGTGTTAGTAGAATTATCACCATTAACTACATGAATAAAAGTAATCTCGGCAGTACAGTTTGCAGGACATGTATAGACATTCTCTGTAGTCGTACCTGTATTATGCCCATAAACAGACTTAATACGTGCTGGCTTACCTTGATTCACAAAAGACATTAAGCTTCTTTCTTAGTTTTTGGCTTAATAGCCTTCTTTACTTTGTTAAAGATACCTGATGACTCTGCATCCATACAGATCTGAGTAACGTTAGGGTCTTTACTCTGAACATTACCAAAACGATCCTCACCTGCAGCTTGGTTGCCATTAGCATCCCACACCATGCCATCACCATCAATAGTGTAACCTGCAGAATTAAGCTGCTTCTTATACTTATCGTAATACTTAGCCATTAGGCTTTACCACGCTTAACAGGGTTCTTTGCTGGATTAGATGCACCACATGCTAAACCACCATGCTTAAAACCCTTCTTAGCCATACCGCCATACATGTAGCCCATCTTCTTAGCTACCTCTGGTGCTTCTTTCTTTAGTGCTGCCATACCAGCATTCATTGGTTTCTTACCCATATCACCACCCTTTGCCATTCCTGTTTTATGATAACCTGTACCCCCACAATGAGAGCAACCCTTGCCTTTACACTTAGGACACACTTTCTTTGCCATTACGCATTCCTCTTTCTACCTGATGCTGTCGTTGACCACTTCACTTTCTTAGGGCCAGTCTTTTTAGCAGCTTCTTTCTTACTAATCTTACTAGCTACAGCTTTAGGTCTACAGGCAGGGTAGGGTCTACCTGAGTCATCACTACCTGATCTACCACATTCTTTGCCTGTCTTTACGTCTGTCCACTCTTCACCAAACCACTTACCTAAGCCACCCTTAGAATAACCTCTACGGCTCTGTATTAGGTGGGCAGTCTTACGTGACTTTGTTTTTGCTTGAGCCACTATATTTGCCTCCCCTACGTTTGTACTCTTTAACTAACCAGGCCGACCCATAAGCGCTAGGCCATGTTTTAAACTTCTTTTTAGCTGCTGCCTTTACAGACGCATAGAGTTTTTTGTTAGTTGGTGTAGACATACTTATATTTTTCCTAAATAACTCAACAGAATTAATAACGCAAACCCACAAACAAATAAGAGTATTAGACTTATACCACCATAAATAAGTATATTCTCTACCATCTTCTGCGTTTTCTTGCGTTTCTCTTCTCGTTCCTTCTTATTACGTACACGTATCTCTTTTCGTAACTCTACCAATTCACCCCAAGCTGAGAAACCACGAGTAGCTATCACAATCTGGCGTAGCTCCTCTTCCATGTCCTCTGCTTTCTTACGAGCTACAAACGTGGATAAAGCTTCCTCATTTGAATTAGCAAAGACACTATCTCTTTTCTTACTGTGGTCATCCTTAATGTCATCAATTGCTTGGAATAAACTACCAATGTCTTTGGCTAGAGACGTTATTTCTTTCCCGGCAGAAACCCCTGCTTTAACGGCGCTGAAACTCGCCATAGCGATTGTAATAGGATCCATAATGTCTCTCTCTCAATTTGCATCGCCTACCCCTAAGCAATGATAAAGTCTACAATCTGACCATCAGGCATTCTAAGCTTGTTTGGATCAGGGTGGTATGCATACTTCTGATTAACTAATTTAAGATCCTCTACTGCAGTGTCAGGCGTAACCTTGTTAATCTCTGGTTTCTCTTCTACATTGGCTTTATGTGATCTGTCTTTGTCTTGGCTTGCAAACACAATGTTATCATGTGTCTGAAAAGGCATACTAGGCAGCGGAAGGTGCGATATAAGTGTCACCTGCGTCAAACTCCTTGTCTTTCTTCTTTTGTAAGTATCTTTGTTTCTTGAGCTTCTGAATAGGGCGTTTACGTTTAGGTAACTTCCGTTTAATCTGACTCTTCAAAACTGCTTATACTCCTTAGCATTTCCAACGTTTACGGGCTTGTCTCAAACGAGAGTTAGGATCTTTAGCTGCTGCAGGAAACTTCTTCATCTGTCCAGCACTTCTAGCACAGAATGACTTACGCCGCTTTGCATCCTTACTACCAGCTTTAACTTTACCTGTCACAGCAGTCTTTAGTTTAGATCCAGGGTTAGCTTTACGATGTGCAGCTACACCCTTT